CACTACGAGACGGTGGCCGAATACCCCAGCGGCGGCAGGGACGTGCAGCGGGTGGTGGATGTGCCGGGCGTACCGGCAAGGCCCGCGTGGACCGAGCAGCTGCCCATTAAAAGGTACATCCGCTACACCGCCGAAGAGCTGGCTGCGCAGGAAGAAGCGCGCAAGAAGCAGGAAGCAAAGGACAAGCTGCCGGAGACGGTGGCGGCACTGCAGGCTGCCCTGGCCGACGCCGACGAGATGAACGTGGATCAGGCTTATCGCCTGACCCTTCTGGAGTTGAATGTCTCCGATACGGATGACACTGAGAATACCTGATAGGAGGAAAAGGCAATGAGCAAAGCAACGGAAATGGTTCTGTATCGCACCTGCAAGCGCATGATCGAGCGCGGCAGTACCGATGGTCTGGCGGAGAAGATCGATATTTTCTACGCCGCCGGCAAACTGACCGATGAGCACTACGCCGAGCTGACCGGTATGCTCGCCGAGAAGAAAACCTATGGAGCATGAACGCTTTATCGCCCGCCGTCGGGCCCGCTTCGTCGGGATTGACGGGCGTGTGAACATCCCTTATGGAACCGTCTTGAGTAATCAGGGCGGTTTTCTTATACACCAGAATAAGCGTGTATGCACTGTGAGAAGCCAGAACGCTCTGGACTACTTCGTGCAGGACGACGACGGCGCTGGTGACCTGCGGGGGAAGCTGGTTGACGGCATCCAGCGGTGCCTTGAGCGTCGGGATGCAGACTATCAGACCCGCTGGGATAAGGTCTGGTCGTCGGCACTCTGCCAAAAGTACCGCCGCCCGGAGTCCGAAGACTACTGGCTGTGGGCGGCAGCGTTTTATGATGCGCCGCTCTGTGATTTGATGGCAATCGCTGCACTGGTGCAGTGATGCTTTCATATGGGGAGTTGGGTTGCCAGCTCCCCATATTTTTGTATAACAGCAGGAGGGAGGCTTTTATGGAGATAAGTCTACACAAAACAGAAAAGGGCCTGAAAGAGCTCCACCGGAAGCTGGCAGAGGAGCAGAAGCTCAGGGAGCTGCCCGGCCTCGTAGCGGAGATCAAGGACGCCCTGTGTGAGCAGGATACGACATCAGAGGAGCGGCAGGCAGCTATCGAGGACTCGCTGTGCGAGCTGGACGCCGCCGTCAACAAATAAGGAGGACATCAAAATGGACAAAATCTGGGCGAACCGGCTCATCGCCGGTACCAAGACATGGGCAGAGATGCCCGCACGCCGCCATGCCGGAGTCAAAGCGGAGCTGGCCAAGCGGGTGGCCGACGGCGAGATCCCCGCAGAGCAGTACAAGGAGATCACGGGGGAGGACTACAATGAGTAAACTGCTGGAGCTGCTGGAAAAGCTGGTGCGGGCCATCTTTGGCCCGGGGGACAAGCAGGACACCGGCGAACCTGAGCCTGCGCCCCAAGCCCCCAAGGCAGAGGCTGTCGCCGGCTGGGAGGGCGGCCCGCCCTACCGGTACATCGACGTGAGCCGGTATCAGGGCAAAATTACCCTCGACGGCTGGCGAAAGGTCAAAGCGGCGGGCTACAAGGGAGCAATGCTCAAGACGGTGAGCACCAACCGCAAGCTCTCCAAGCGGGCAGACGGCCTGTATATCGACCCCACCTTTGAGACCAACTACCGCAACGCCCGGGCTGCCGGGCTGGACGTGGGCGTCTACTACTACACCTACGCCACCAGCGAGGCGATGGCTGACGCAGAGCTTGCCCTGCTGCGGCAGGCGGTGCGGGGCAAGGAGCTGACCATGCCGGTGGCGGTGGACATGGAAGATGAAACGCTTGCCGTGCTGAAGCCGAACGACCTGACCAACCTCGCGGCCTACCACCTCGAGCAGATCGAGAAGATGGGGCTCTTCGCCCAGCTCTACACCTACACGAGCTATGCCAACCGCTTCCTTGAGATGGAGCGTCTGGCCGGGCGGTGGGACGTCTGGCTTGCCGACTACACCGGCAAGACGCCCAACGTGACGTTTAACTACAACGCCCACCAGCACACCAGCAAGGGCAGCGTGCCGGGCATCACGGGCAACGTAGACCTCAACGTGACCACCCTCAACTATCCCCGTATCATCAGAAAGAAGGGTCTGACCCGTCTTCGGGAGGGTGCATGAGCGAAGCAATCATCGTAGCGCTTATTACCGGTGTTCTTGGGCTGCTGGGTACCATCTACGCCAACAACCGGGCGGCGAAAGACATGGACGCCAAGCTGGACAAGCAGCAGGCCATCACGGACACAAAGCTGGAGGAGCTGACCCGGGAAGTGCGAATGCACAACAACTTCGCCCAGCGCATCCCGGTAATAGAAGAACAGATCAAGGTGGCAAACCACCGAATTTCTGACTTGGAGAAAGGAGCATGACCATGGAAACACTGGTATATAAAGCTGTAAGCATCCTGCCCGCCCCGGTGGCGGCTGCGCTGATGCTGGGCGGCTTTATCTTTTACGCCCTGGGCTGCATTCGGCTGGGCTACGGCGCAGCAGTAAAGCCGCTGGTGCTGGACCTCATCGAGCGGGCAGAGCAGGAGATCCAGGGGACAAAGCGCGGCGCAGAGCGCAAGGCGTGGGTCGTCAAGATGCTCCGGGCCGCCCTGAGTACCAGCAAATACGGCAGGCTCATCAGCTGGGCCATCACTGATGAGACTATCGGTGCCATTATCCAGTTTTTCTTTGACCGGGCAAAAGCGGTTTTAAGAAAGGAAGTGTAACAAAAATGCTGGAGTTATGCCCTGTCACTTTAAAGGCTGCAAACGAGTACGTCAAAGAGCATCACAGACATCACGGAGTCGTTGTTGGACACAAGTTCTCTATCGGCGCCACGAAGGACGGTATGCTTGTCGGTGTCGCAATTTGCGGCAGACCGGTGTCAAGATTTTTAGACGATGGCTATACACTGGAGATCACACGTCTTTGCACAGATGGCACGCCGGATGTATGCAGTATGCTATATGGCGCAGCATATCGCGCCGCAAGAGCAATGGGTTACAAAAAGGTCGTAACGTACATTTTGGACACCGAGACAGGCAACTCGCTAAAGGCGGCCGGGTATAAATGCGAAGGCAAAGCAGGCGGTGTTGAGTGGACAGGAAAAAGAAAGCCTAAAAACCCGGAGCAATACCCGCGCCAAATGAAAACCCGCTGGGTTAAAATTTCAAAAAAGCAGTAAGGAGGTTATTATGGCAAGCACTACATACGCACAACAGTGGCTGAAACAGGCTGTTTTTGCAAATGAGTTTAACTTTTCCAGCCTCAAAAGTCGAACTCGTCACCGGTTTGCCGTGCTTGGCACTATGGTGCGCAACGCCGGACAGCTGCCGCAGCCTTTTTGGCTCGGTGCTGCCTGTGGCGGCGGCTCGTGTAGTGCTGCCCGCTGCGCTGCAAGGACTTGACCGACAGCAGATGACCGCCGCCATCAAAAGCGCACCGCTTGGGAGGGTAGACCGTAAGATAGCCTTACTGCGGTACGTGGAGCGGCTTCCGCTGCCGGACATTGCAGCGCAGACACATTACAGCCGGACTGCGATAGGCTATCGGCTGAAAGGCATTGAAAAAATGCTTGATGTGTGATAAAATTAAACCAACAAATCTACCCGGCCTCTCGAAGAAGCGCATTAGGGTGGATATTTGCCAGTTAACCCAGTGCTTTATCTGGGAATGAAAAAAGCGGTTGCCAGATAGGCGCCGACCAGTCTCCCGCACGCCTACTTATAGTGCGTACCATGCGGGAAACGCAAATAATCCCCTGCTTTGCCGAAGCCCTGCGTGCCACGCGGGGTACTTTGTAGGCAAAGTGGGGGATTTTTGTTTTACTGCGGCGTCAGCTCACAGGAGCCGGTAGTGCTCCGCCAGAAGGAAGCGGACCCAGCCGGGACAGCTGCGGCGGGCTGCACGCCAGTCCTGCACGGTGCGCAGCGGGACGCCTGCCTGCTTTGCAAATGCAGTCTGAGACAAGCCCGTGCTGCCCATCGAGAGCGCCCAGCTCGAACAGCTCATCTCCACCGGCTTCACCACCGTGTCTGCGCTGGTCAACTGGTGGTTCAATAACAGCTTTACCAAGGAGGCCATTCAGGCCGACGCTGAGTTTGAGCGGCTGCGGAAGAGTGTGAAGTGAGGCGGACGGGCGGCAAGCGACCGGTAAATACGCAAAAACTGCGCCACCTTCCGCGCAAGGGAGGTGGCGCAAGAGGTGGCGCAGGTAGTTTCTGCTTTAACGAAGATATGTTATAAAATCGGAAATATTGACAGCCTCGTAATGAGCAGGTCGTCCGTTCGAATCGGATCAGTAGCTCCAAAAATCCTACAAATCAGCGTCAAAATTTGACTGATTTGTAGGATTTTTTCTTATTTAAACTGATGCATACGAAGA